AAAAAGCCGTGACCCCACTAGAGAGAGCCACGGCTTACGTGTTTATAGCCAACCAATAACTATAGGAAAAAGTTCTTCTTGGCGAAGGCTACTATATCACAAGCATGAGGTGCGTAATATTCTGATCTGTCAATAAGAATGTAATATCTCTTGTCCCCTGCTTCTGTGCCGAAGTCGTAGTAATGCCAGTCTGTAAGATCGCATTTCCATACAATAAAGGGTGACCCTTCTTCGGCTATGCCTTCGGGGTAAACCCCGTTGCGGTCGAAGTCCTTAGGGTCAAGCTTGGTAATTCTGCCAAAGACATGTTCTGATAGCCAAGTCTCTAGAGTCTCGCCCTCGCCCAAGGTTCTTATGTACTGGTTAGAGCCTACAGAGAAGCCTACAGAGTCCCCGTAGCAATCGCCCCTATAGTTGTCCTGCACCTCCACCTCTTCGGCTTGCACAGGTCGTTCGTCTTGAATGGAAATAAGTAATGCTTTTTTCATAGTGTTTATTTGTTGGTTAGTTTATTTCAAACTCGGATAGAAACTTAGGGCAATCCAATAATGGTTCTCCATTTCCTAGGTTACCCCAAGCGATTCCTAGTCCCCAAGAGTTAGCTTGAAGGTCGTTTTCAAAATCGGGTACGTAGCCGAATTTAACGGAATCCCAAAAACCTCTAAGGAAAAATTCATAGTCAACCTTTCGTTTTACTTTTGGGTAACCCCTTTCTATTTCCTTCGCTTTTTCAATCACCTCTTCTAAGGTATCAAACGTGCATTCTTCATTGCTCTCTAAAGCACGAATTGAATATGTATTAAACAACTCTTCATCTGCATTGTACTCTTTTGAGTTAGGAAGGAATATTTCCAATACATCTTCATCGGAGTTATTATTTGGAAAGTCCCTTGAGACTGAAGCAACAGAATCGTTGCCGTAGGATGTTTCTAGCCAACCATCGCCCAAGGCTTTGAGTATCTTTTCAATTAATGGATTTACTAGGTCGGGATTGTGTTTTGTATAACTTGTCATTGGTTTCCTTTGTTTATTGGTTTATTGGTTTTTCACGAAGCCCTCTTGCTTCATTGCGTAATTTATAGCGGTTGCTATTTGTTCGTCAAGGTAATCATCGTTGTTTAATCTTTCAACAATAATTGCAATTTGCTCTTCGGTTAGGTGGCTATGCACTTCCCGTAAGCAGAACATTATATTTTTATTTATCTCTAGCTCTTTCATTGGTTTCCTTTGTTTATTGGTTAGAAGGTAAAGCTTGGAATAGGTTCTTCGTACCTACTGTTTACCCCTTCGTAAGATTCAAGAAGCTCGAAGCCCTCCTCAAGGTCGCTTTGGATAAAGTAAACCCAAGCGGTTTCTACCCCGTTGTCGCCTATCACTTCTATTTCCTTGCGAGCATAGAAGGTCGGGTGACCCTCAAGTCTATCCAAGGCTTCAAGCTCCTTGTCGGTGCAATCATAAAGCTCTAGGGCAACTTGCTTGCCGTGACCCTCTTCTTCGTATAGATAAGGTAATCCATCGACAACCAAGGGGTAATCATTGAACGTGCAGGCATCGCCTACAAAGTCCGCCTTGGCAAGCAATCGGTGATTTGAGTACCCTTGCTTGAGAGTCCCGTAAACGCCAACCCTATGCTTTTCGGGTGACCCCTTTTGATAAGACTTGCCAGATTTAGCTCCAGATTTAGCTCCAGATTTAGCGGAATAGGGTGACGCACTTTGCAGAGAATCATACCAACCACCCCATCCCGTAGGCGTAGGCTTACTGTCGTAAAAGCAATTTGACTTACTGTAATAGATACCGCCCTTTTCATGCCATGCACCTATGCGTTGCACTTGCCCGTTGCCAACAATGGCAAAGCGAGTCTCTGTAAGCTCTAGGAAGGGCTTCCATAGATCGGGGGATACATAGCTTAGTACATCGTTTGCAATGCAGGCAATGTCACTTTGCTTGTCATTACCGAAGCCCTTTACTGTACCATTGGAATAGATCAAATGCTTGTCACCAATCTTGAAGGGATGACAATTACTAGCATTAATCACCCCTACTGTAGCAAAGCGAAAATGACATACCAAGGGTCTGTCTGTATCGACAAGGGCATTTACACGCTCGTAATTCATAGAGCGTTGCGTCTTGCCATTGTCTAAATAGGTAAGACCAAAGCCGTGCGGATTAATCTGTTTTGCCCGTCTAAGGATATCGGACGGGATACGTTTGTTTTTAGGTTTATGTATAATTAAGCACATTGTTTTCCTTTTGTTATTTGTTAATTGTTACTACGTTGTACCCGATATAATAGGGGAATGCAATATTTATTTTGTATTATTTAGGGGTGACCCCTTATTAAACAATATAGCTGCGCCTAGGGTATATACCCCACCCGGGGCATAGGGTAAACCCCCTAGTGCAGCTATGACCCCAAAAACGGGTGACCCCAAAAAGACATAGGCATAAAAACGGGTGACCCAAAACGGGTGACCCCTAAACAGGCAACCCGAAACGGGTGACCCCTAAACGGGCAAAAGGGGTGACCCAAAACGGGCAACGGGCAAAACGGGTGACCCGATTTACCGCCACGCACAGAAGCCCTTAGGAAAACGGGTGACCCTTAAAGCATACCAAGGCAAAGGGGTGACCCTAAAAAGCCCTTGTAGGGGCAATGGAACGCAAGCAAACGGGTGACCCCTAAAGGCATAGGCATAAAAAAGCCCCACCCTAAACGGGTGAGGCTGAAAGGGCAAAGCCCCTTGATCAAGGGATCATCATGCTTTCCATCGTCTCACGTAGCATGATTTCCCAAGCTTCAAATGGTACAAGCCCTACACCCTTACAAAAGACGTAGACCCCGTGATCAAATTCGACTCGCTCCAAATGCTTATAGGAAACGGGTTCAGTCTTGGGGCATTTGTCGCCGAACCCTAGACCTGTCATTCGGCATTTGATCCAGTCAATAACATCGCTCGCAAGATCATTTATAGGTTCGAGCTTCTTTTCCTCATTCGTTTTGACAAGCCCCGTTGACAGAAGCAAGTTATGCATTGGGTTTTGATAGCCCGTGGTTTTCTTTACCTCTCGAGTGCAACGGGCAATCATGCCCTGCGTTAGCATTGCCCAAATGACATACTTTGAGAAATCTAAAGACCCCCCGTGTTGGCGATTTTCAAGAGTACCATAAAGGGCAAGCGAATGGAAATTCCATTTGCGGTAACGGGCATCGCCCCGCCCCTCAGATCCGATATAATGCCCGTTTGGGCTTTGGTGTATCCCTAGGTCATTACTCCAACTGCCTGAAGGGTCACCGATCAAGACATCCAACTCCGATTGGTTGCTTAAAGCCCAACGGGAACTCCGTCTCGATTCGGCGACAAGCATGTCAAAATTGTTCTCATTCTTTACCACGTGGTTGAGGAAATATTGCAAACGCTTTGGGTAATTCTTAAGACGCTTTGCGTCGTGATGCATATGAACCGAGCATGAGCGGTTAACAGTAACGCCTACGCTTTCCAGATATGGAAGCAATACTGCCAGATCCTTAAACAGTTGCACGGGCTTCAAGGGCGGTGACACGATCTCAATGCCCCCATTCGAAAGACTGCCATCGGTGACAATTTTCCATGCCCCCGTCAATCGGTGAGTATATCCTTCATAAGTGCAATTGATGCCCGTTGTTTCAGCAATGTCCCTTGCAAGGTGTCTACCCCGTTGTCTGTTGGCAATGCATTCTATCTCTACCCCTATTGTATTCTCATTCATGAATTGCTCCGCAATTTTGAGGGCTTTATCTAGTGTTATATTTTCCATAGTATATATGTGGTTTATTGGTTGTTGTGAGATGCTTCGTTGCCCTCACTTCATACACAGTATCCTAAAAGGGGTGACCTACAACAATAAAAAGCGGTAACCCCTATTTTTTTTTGAGACCGCAAATAGACCGCAAATAGCCCCTGAAAACGGGTCACCCCAAACGGGAAAAAGGGTCACCCGATACCGCAAAAAAGGGTCACCCGATACCGCAAAAATGGGTGACCCCTTGGCTGCACCATGCAGTTCAAGCTTCACCCAAGCCCAAACTGGGGGGTTTACCCTACCCGGGTGAGGTCTTGACCCCAGAAAACCCTAAAGAATTTTTACAATCTAGGGTCTATACCCTAGTCGCTCCTAAGGTGTTTACCCTACCCCGGGCTAGGGTGTTTCCCTTTTTTTTGCAATTTTTTTAACAATCGGGGACGGGGGGGGTGGGGGTTTTGGGTCTCAGTCTTTATGTATAAGTTTATATATATTTGCCCCCATAAAAAAATGCATAGCTCATAGGGCTTTCCCCCTGCTTTGTATAATAAATGTAAGCCATAGGGATTGACCTCTATATCTTTATGTTATTGTCTTAGTTATTGTCTGGTATTGGTCTTGCAGAAATGCAAGATGGATATTGCAAAAGTGCAAGATGGATCTTGCAAAAGTGCAAGAGGGTTTTTTACGGTTATGAGTTCTGAACAAGAAGAAAGAGAAGAGCTAGAGAAGGAGATCGGTGAGGCTATCATGCAGATTGCCGAGGATAAGGAGATGCAGCAGATCAAAAGTCTGTCTAGGTATAATCCTGCAAAGGTAGCTAAGATATTGTACCTAAGTTCTATTGGGGTATCGCAGACGCAATTGGTCAAAAAGTACGGGCATGATAGGTCTACGGTTATAAACATTCTAGTGGATTATGCTGATTTTAAGAATAGGTTTCGTGAGCTTGGTGGCAAGCTTTCGGCTCGATCCTATGTAGATTTAGAAAGCCTAGAGGAGGATATCATTCAATCCGTCCGTGAGCGTATACAGACTGGAGAGTACGAACCTAGTCCTAAGGACATCAAAGAGATCAGTATTGCCAAGGCAAATTCTGCGAGGCAGGCGCTTACTGCCCGTGGGGAGGTTAGTACGATTACTGAGAACCGAAATATGGTTACCCAGGAGGATTACGATGAAACCATTGCTGCAGCTAAGAAACGGCTTGCTGAGATGAAAAAGGTAGACGGGGAGGTCATAGATGGATGAAGAGTTAGTTTCTAAGCTAAAGGAGGTTCTTGGGGAGTTATACCCAAACTACTGCATCATTGTCCTTGATGAAGAAGGGGAGGTGCAGACTGAATACACATCAGTTAGCGTAGCTAGAATGCTTCTGAGGGAATCCTTATTGGATTTCAAGGATGAAGATATAGACATA